AGGACTTCAAAAACTGATTCTTCTGATAGGCCGATACAGTATCATCCTCTAATAGGCTGATGGCCTCATGAAGAGTTGCCTTGATCTGCTTCGTGTCTGCCGGTTCGTTCAGTTTCTGCTTTTCCGCTTCGATCTGAGCGTTCAGTGCGATTCGCTCTTCGTTCAGAATGCGGTTACGCTCGATAAATACCTTTTCAGTATATGAGCCATGTTCCAGATATTCATATAGTTTCTGCTGTCTTTCTTCCAAAGAGGCAAGTGTTGACTCAAGCTCAGACAGAATCGTCTCATGCTGCTTGACGGAGATCAGACTGCTTGTCTGCACATCCACCTCAAAGTCATTTAAATGCTGCTTAAGCCCTTTGATGACTTCTTCCGTGATCGTCTTTTCCGTAGTCCCGTAGCATCCGCATCGGGAAGACTGCGAACAGAAGTATCGTATCGAGCCGTCTGCCTTGACCTGACACTTCATAGCATGATTGCATACAGCACATCTCAAGAGTCCTCTGAACGTGTTTCTAAATGTGGTGCCTTGACTGATTCGTGGAGCCTTGCCTTTGAGTTCCTGCACCTTCTGGAAGGTCTCCTTGTCTATGATGGCTTCATGCGTATCTTCTACGATGATAGGCTTTTCCTGATAGACATCCTTCTTTTTGATCTCACCGTTGATAAGAATACGCTCACGCTTTCTTCGGTTCCATACGATGCACCCTGTATAGACCTGATTGCCAAGAATACGCAGAATAGAGGACTGTGTCCAGTAGCTTATTCTTCTTGGTCGGATGTTCAGTTCATTCAGTTTGTTGGCGATGCGCTTGATGCCGTAGCCACTCAGGTACAGATTATAGATCATCTTCACGTACTCGGATTCAACGGGATCCACTACAAGGTACTGCCTTTTTCCTTCTTTGACTTTCTGATAGCCGTAAGGCGGTTCAGGAGAAATGTAGTTTCCTTCAAGTATGGACTGTTTAGTTCCGCGCTGCATGATGCGTACAGAGTATTCAAAGTACTCACGGCCACGCATAAGCTCATCCTGGAAGATTCGACAGTCGAAGTCATCCTTCAGGTTGAAGATTTTCGCGGGCGTGTAGATAAGAGTGTTGGAGTATTTGAAATATCGTACTATGGTTCCACACTCTACCAGGTCACCACGGGAAAGACGCTGTGGCTCGACCACGAGAACGCCCTTGATCGTACTGGATTCGATAGCTCTGAAAAGAGCCTTGACCTGAGGTCTGTCTGAGATCATCTCACCGGATACGACTTCACGGTAGATGCACTCCTCTGGAATTGCATGTCCAAGCTGGTTTGTAGCAAAGTTCTGTAGAATTCGTTCATGCTTTGCAAGAACCTCCTCTACAGTCTCATCCGGATTGTCCTGACGAGATTTTCTTAGATACATAAGGTACTCATTCATTGTTCTTGTTTCCATCCTTTCTAAAATATGTTAAAATGAGCACTGTAAAAGGTGATTTTAGCAGGTCATAATTTTACAATGCTGATGCAGTTCTGTTGGCGCAGACTGTATCGATCTATCCTTCACTGTTGGCGCGGTGAAGGATCTTTTTTTTGTTGTCTTAAATTGACTTTTAGCCCTGTTCAATTAAAATATAAGTAAAGATCAACTTACGAAGGATAAACGCTGGGTCCCAGAATGGGGTAGGTGAGTAATCACTGAGCATTCCTATGTGCCGGGGGGTTGATCTCTTTTATTTTAAATTCTATATAAAAAGGTCTTAGTCACAACCTTATCCCTGATACCGGGGGTTCCAACTAAGACCGAGTTAACGTAAAACATCTTAGCAAAACCATCATGGAGTGTCAATCATAAGGCTGCAATTGAATTGCCTATATAATAGAAAAAAGCTATCCTTGATAGAATAGCTTTCCCATATCCGCGGTGCCCACATGCGATATGAACATGTGTCACCGAAATTTCGTCGCTAAGGCCATAATTCAATTATATTCTAATTGAAGGATATGGAAATGTCAAAATCGAGCTATTCTAAGTTTTCAAAAGCTTAAACAGAAAAAGCCTCTCACGAATGAGAGACCTTCCTGCGCAGGTAGGTTCACTTAGAATTCTCTACCGCTATCCAGGTCTCATTCTACTTAAGCACTTCTTTATTGTCAATCATCAAGTTTTCAAAAATTTATAAAGTAAAAACCTCCAATCCTAGAACAGGAAAGGAGGTCTACTAGTCGCCTCGAAAGCAACCATTTCTATTCCTATTATAGAATTTTATTGTTGAGGTATCAATTGTTTTAATTTATTATTTATATATGCGGTACCAAAATGGTACCCCATCCAAAGAGAACACTGAAGAACAGGAATACACCTTCTATTGTGAAGAACGCCTAGTCCGTGTTCTTTTTTTTTATTTTACCAAGGGAGTCGTGAAACGCGACTCCTTGACAAGCTGACACCCTGAAACGGGGTGTCAGGTCCCATCACTTATTTATTGTCCTTTAATCTTTCACATTCCATGCGAAGAATCATATTTACTGTATGCTTACCTTTTTCATCTAGGGTTCTATACTTATCTATAATGTCTTTTTCTTCTTCAGATAGTGTGTAACTTGGAGTAGTGTTTATATGAAACATTTGATCACCATCAAGCATTTCAAATAATTGAATTGTGCTATAGCCCATTACGGACGCAATTTTACCCAAGGCCTCTACACTGGGGTTTGAATCTTCGTTATTTACTATATTAGTTATATAGGTATTAGATAATTCACTTTGTCTAGAAAATTCTCTGATAGAAATATCATGCTCTTTAATATAGTCCTTTATTATTTTTCCTAATTTCATATAGTGCTCCTTTCATGTCAACTATACAATACATATTTTGAAAAATCAACAAAAATGTAATTTATAGTTGACACGTTGCATAGTGTAAACTATAATTGACAATGAAAGGAGTGATCGGCATGAAAAACAAAGTAAAAGAATATCGTGTTGAACAAAATCTGACACAAGAGGAATTGGCAAAAAAAGCAAATGTATCTCGTTATTTGATTTCAAGAATTGAAAATGGCGATGATGTTAACATCACTAAGAATACAATGCTTAGTATCGCTGAAGCTTTAAACTCAAATGTGTCAGATATTTTTTTATTCTAGCTGTCAACTATAGTGAACAGTTAAGACATATAAGATATCGGAAAGGAAACCAAGTAAAATGAATGACCTGCAATTATTTAAATTTGAAAACAAAGATGTGAGGACCCTACAAATTGACGGAGAACCCTGGTTTGTTGGTAAAGATGTAGCGAAGATTCTAGGATACGCAAAATCAGAAAATGCTCTAGCAAGACATGTTTATGAAGATGATAAGAATACCGTCGTGATTCACGATGGCGGCCAAAACAGAAAAATGACTATCATCAACGAGTCAGGATTATACTCACTGATATTATCCAGCAAGCTTCCAAGCGCCAAGGAGTTCAAGCACTGGATCACGAGTGAAGTATTACCACAGATTCGAAAAACTGGAAAGTATGCTCCAAAGCCTTTATCAAGAGAAGAGCTTCTGGCCAAGGCCGTACTGGAAGCCGATACGATGATCAAGGAGCAGAAAGAACTTATTGAACAGAAAACAAAGGAACTGAAAGAAACGAATAATAAGCTTGAAGAACAGAAACCGAAGGTGATCTTCGCAGAGAGCGTGGTTGCCAGCGACTCGGCTATCCTGGTCAGAGAACTTGCCCATCTGATCAAGCAGAACGGATTCGCAATCGGTGAGAAGAGACTGTATGCCTGGATGCGTGAAAGAGGATATATCTGCAAAGGATCCTGCGAGCCGACACAGAGAGCCTTGGAGCTTGGTCTGTTTGAGATCATAGTACGTACCGTGCAGCGTGGAGACAAGAGCCCTCTTGAAACAAGAACAACGAAGGTGACTGGCAAGGGTCAGGTGTACTTCATCAACAAGTTCTGCAGTGGTCGACAGGATGAAGATATTGAGGATGAGGAGGGCCTGATGTGAAAGGGGACACGAAGCTAAAGGACTTCAGAAACCGAACAGGCCTGGAACAGAAAGAAATGGCGAAGGAGATACATGTTTCACCTTCATACTACTGCAAGGTTGAAACGGGATATCGAAAACCGAGCTATGCGTTCCTTCGTAAGTTCAAGAACAGATTTCCAGATGCGAACATCGACGAGTTGTTTTTCAGTAAATAAAAAAAACTGCCAGTTGTTAAGGAACTGACAGCGCACTCTTTGTTAAGCAAAACAAAGGAATAGGAAAGGCAAAAAAAACTTGTCAACTTAATTACCTCCAAATTTATAGCCTCGCAATATGGAAATTAACAGAAAGGAAGAAGTTATATGAGAAAAGAAAATGTCATCAGGGGAAGAATTCTGAAGGAAAAGGCACAAATGGTGCGAGTAAATGTGCCTTTAACGATAGACGAAAAAAAACTTGCTAGATCTACTTGTCATTATCAGAAGTCAGCCACAAATGATAGGCTTTCAAAAGCTCTAGAGACGTTCGGTAAGAGATCACGGGGACTTTAGAAAGAAGAATACGAGTAAACTCTTCAAAACCTTCTGAGTCATTTGTGAATGAAACATTCACTGAAATGTCAGAAAGTTCTTTACGAATCAGCATTGTCATTGTGTCCTGATGCTCATTGAGAATTGTCTCAAAGTCTTTAAAATCTTTATTCATGTTATACACCTCCTTCCAAAAGAAAATTGTAACACATAAAAAAATTAGAAAAAGTATGCTTGCAGCATACAAAGGAGAATATATGCAGATTACAGTAATTCGAAAATCAGACAATTCAGTCATCACTCGTATCTTTGAGGACGAAGAAGGAATCAAAGAGATCACAGATGATGATTATGAGGTCTTAATTGAAAAAGACTCGAATTAACGAGTCCCTATTTATCTAGATTGTTGTTAGTGCTTTTATCTGGATTACTACGAATGAACTTAGTGCCATCGGAGTTCTTTACACCGTGATACCCGTTTACTTCGCCTCTCACAGCTTTGTTGTAAGCTTGGGTATTCGTGTATACAACGCCATTGATACTCACTCTGTTGTTTAGTCCAGTAGAAGTTTCTGAAACAACTTTAACTCTAGCTCTTGCCATTAGATACACCTCCTTTCAAAAGGAAATTGTATCACAGGTTAAATCAGAAAAAGTATGCTTGCAGCATACAAAGGAGAAAAGAAAATGAATTGGTACAAGGCTTCAAATATTTGCTCAATTATTGCGATACTGATTTCTATTATCAGTATCATCGTTACAACGTATAAAGCACTGCATTAAGAGAAAACGCTATATCTTAAGAAGTGCACATAAATATGAAATTTCTCTGAACGGTATTTGCGGTGTCATTTCCCAGATTAGAAAGGAGAACCTGTCGCCGCAAGATACTGGGTCCTGCGATTTCGTTCGAGTCATATGACGCTCTTTCAGTCTGTGCTCTACCTACCTCACATTCAAAGCAACTGAAAGAAAAAGTAGTCAAAAAAATATAATAAACCCCTTTAGCAGAGATCCAGAAGCTTTTAGCAAGGACATGAAGATACCAACTTTTCGCAAAAGACAAAATGTCCTAGTGAAGTGGCACCACAAATGCCGCTCAGAGATAAGAAAGGAAACATATGTACGAAACAAAAGAAGATTATGAAAGACTGAGAAAACAGTTTATTAAGGAATACGGAATCGATGAAGCAACAGAAGAGTTCTTCCAGGTTCTGTATAAGAAAAGACTGCAATATCATCTGATCATCGCAGTCCTAAGCTCATTAGTACTACTACTGTTAGTACTGAGACTATTAGAGATGTGATACCCGCAACAAGCTGTGGCCACAGTGCTCCATAGAAGAACCGGTTTCTTCTCCAGACACAGTATCTGAAGTAAGTATCCGTCAGTTCATAGAAAGTGGACTTCACGACTTTAGTCTTCGTTGTATCACTGAATTCATAGCGAGCCTCAAGAAAATGTAAGGTAGTAAGCTTTCTGGTAGTTTCTTTACCAAAGTAGGCCTCCGTTACCTGTTTCTTGATCCAGCGTAAACAGAACAGTTTATATCGTTCGTGAATATAAAGATTTATATTTTCAAAATTAGTATTCATAGGTATTCCTCCTGACTTAATTATATCAGGAGATAAGAAAGGAAATAACATTATGCCAACCGCAAAATCAACATCTAGAGCAAAGGCCGTAAAGAAGGCCGATGCCATTATGGAACAGCAGTGTGAGCTTGCTCCATTCGCAAACAATTCACATGAAACAGAATATACAAGGATGATGCATCGTTATGCTGATCTAGACCGAAGAGAAAAATGTTTAAAAGTTAAAAGTAGGGCCTTAAATGCAATGCTATTCATTTCAATTATATTGATGATTGGATGCATTATCGGAACCGTGGTAATTTATGACACATTTAAATATGTCGGATAGAAAGGAGGCTAGTCCAATGAAATTTATTGTTGATGAAATCGATATAACGGAATGCCCATTCTACTATATGGGGCAATGCCGATGCGGAGTTTATGAGGGTTCATGTGACTTTGAGCCGGAAAATGATCAAAGGGAATGTGCACTCTGTATCTCAATCAAGAAGATCAAGGATGGTGATCCAGATTGAGTGTAACTGTAGTTGCTTCAAATGATCCACAGTTTGAAGAAGTACTAAGAAAGTCAGTCATCGACTTTATCCGTAATGTGGAAAAGGAAAAACTAGAAAAGAAAAAATGATGAATAACGTGGAAGCGTCTCGAATCTTACAACCTGAACACTGTGCATACTGGCAGGTCAAGCCAGTATCCATAATAAACATCGACTAAGTTGCTCTTGTTGTAAATATCTTCCTATTAAAAATTTATATCACAATGCATGGTATTCAGGTTGTAGGACTCGAGAAGACATAAAAAAAATGAGTCACCGGGACGAAACGCTGACTCATTGCTAAGATTCGAAATGTCTTTAGCTTCCTACATTATATCACATTAGAAAGGAAAACAGAAAAATGAATGATGATTTAAAAACAAGAATCAAGGAGTTGAAAGAAGAACTCGAACTGCTTGAAAAAGCAACAGATGCAGAGGACAAGACTTTGCTCACAATCACGGCAAAGATAGCCAGTCATAGTGATAAGGGAAGTCACATTGTAATCGGTGCAGACTACAACGACGAACAGATGGCTTTACTTTGTTACCTAGCCGGTATAAAAGTTTCTGAAGCTCATAAGGGTATTGAGAAACTGGTTAGTGGACTCTCAAATGACTTTGCACAAATGATGCTTGAACACGCTGAGAATGTCAAAAGCACAATCGTAGAGGAGGATGAATAAAAATGTTTTATCAGTTAACTATGCAGTTCAGTCTGGAAGAGATTGACAATGCCAAGAAGATCCTGGATCTAGCGAAAGAGTTAGATGTGAAAAGAATGGATTCGTTAGGTCCATTACCTGAACCAGAAACTTTTGCCTGGGAAGAGAATAAAAAAGCTCCATCTCAAAAGAATAAGACAACTGAGAATGAAATTCCATTGGCCAAAGATTGGATGCCTCAAGAAGAAGTAGGTATGGGACCTGTAAAACATGAAGCAGAAAAGCCTCAGACAGTAGAACACAGCTTTGAAGAATTACGTGGAGCCTGTGCTGAGTTCAAGCAGACACATGGACTTGAAAAGCTTCTAGCTATCTTTGCTCAGTTTGGACAGAAGAAATTAACAGATATTCCTAAAGAACGTCATCAGGAATTGTGGGAGGTACTGCATGCCTAGTTTACATGCGGTCCTTTCCGCATCCAGTTCAAACCGGTGGATCCACTGTACGCCATCGGCAAGACTGGAAGAACATGTGACGGAAAAAGCCAGTATCTATTCAGCCGAAGGAACACTGGCTCACTCCAAAGCCGAAGAGAAGCTTCGTAACTATGTAGAAGGCCATCCTCGCAGGAAAGTGAAATGTGAGGACGGTGAAATGGATGAATGTACTACCGCCTATCGTGACTACGTTATCGAGGTTCTGAACACAGAAAAGAAGACATGCGAGGATGCCAAGCTGGATATTGAGGTTCAGTTGGATCTGACTCCATGGATTCCTGAGGGCTTCGGTACAAGTGATGCCGTTATCGTAAGCGACAATACACTGCACGTTATCGACCTTAAATATGGAAAAGGAGTGCCTGTATATGCACCTCATAACTCTCAGTTGCTGATCTATGCAGCAGGAGCTCTTCATGAATATGAAGCCTATTATGCATTTGACAAGGTAAAGATGCATATCTTCCAGCCTCGTCTGGATCATATCAGTACCTATGAGATCTCAACCGTAGACTTATGCGACTACATGGAGAATGTCATCAAGCCTGCAGCCAAGAAAGCCTGGGAAGGCCAGGGAGAACAGGAAGCGGGCAAGTGGTGTCAGTTCTGCAAGGTGAAAGCCAACTGCAAGGAAAGAGCCAAGATGAACGTTGCGATTGCAGAACAGAACAAACTGTACGATGCCATGCTTCTTACAGATGATGAGGTTGCATCCTTGCTTCCTAGACTGAGTGAGATGAAGAAATGGTGTGCCGACATCGAAGAGTTTGCCTTGAACCAGGCTCTGTCAGGTGTTCATTACAAAGGCTACAAGGTAGTAGAAGGAAGAAGCAGTCGAAAGATCGTGGACGCGGATTCCGTGCAAAAACTATTAGTTGACGAAGGATTTAAGGAAGATGAATTTCTTAAGCCAAAGGAGCTGTTATCCATCACGAATTTGGAAAAGCTTGTCGGTAAGAAGAAGTTCACGGAACTGGCCAGTCCATATATCAACAAGCCTGAAGGAAAACCGACTTTAGTAGAAGAGTCAGACAAGCGTCCTTCGATCGTTAAGACCGGAGTTGAGGACTTCCAGGATGAAGTTCAGTAGACATTAGAAAGAAAGTAGAGGTAATTACAATGTCAACAATTCAAAAAGCAAAAACAGGAGTCGTAAGATTCACATTCTGTCACTTGGCAGAACCATATGCATATGCAGATGGACCAAACAAGAAATACAGTGTGGATATTCTGATCGACAAGTCAGACAGGGCTACATTGAATACGATCAAAGCTAACTATGATGCCGCTAGACAGAAAGGTATCAACGATTATGGCAACTCGTTTGCAACAAAGGCGACACCTTTCATTCGACCTGCTGGATCAGATAAAGGATTGCTTGTCGACTGTGATCAGGACCCAAGATTAATGTCAGATGCAAACTACAAGGGAATGTACAAATTAAGTGCTAAATCAACTACCGCACCGGATGTATGCAAGATCCAGGGCGGTCAGTTAGTAATCATTCCTAAAGAACAGATTGCTGCAGAAGTCTATTCAGGATGCTATGGAAAGATCACATTCAACTTCTTCCCGTACATCAAGGGAACAGGCGGAATCTCTTGTGGCTTGTCTAATGTATTGAAGACAATGGACGGTGACTATCTTGGTGGTCGTGCTTCTGGTACATCTGATTTTGCAGATGAAGTAGAAGGCACTGATGACAATGGCTGGTTATAAGAATCTTCTTCATATAGACCTGGAAACCTATTCAAGTGTAGATCTTGGAAAAAGCGGAGTATACAAGTATGCAGAGAGTCCTGACTTCAGGATTCTCTTATTTGGATATGCATTCAACGATGAACCCGTAACTGTGATAGACATGGCCAATGGAGAACATCTTCCAATATCGATTTTAAATGCACTTACAGACGAGAACGTAATCAAGGTGGCTCATAATGCCAACTTTGAAAGAGTCTGTCTGACAAGGCATTTAAAAGACCTGCAGGTACTGGATAACTGGTACTCGAAGGACTTTGACAAGAAGCTAAGCTATGAAGGTTTTCTTCCACCTGAACAGTGGAAGGATACGATGATCATGGCCGTAGAACATGGCTATCCGGGTTCTCTTGCTTCCTTAGGTCCTGCTTTAGGACTGGATGAGGACAAAGTCAAGCTAGCAACCGGTAAGTGCCTGATCCAGTACTTCTGCTGTCCTTGCAAGCCAACTAAGGCCAATGGCGGAAGAACGGTCAACCTTCCTAAGCATGCACCTGATAAGTGGGAGACCTTCATCGAGTACAACAAACGTGATGTTGAGTCTGAGCAGGCTATCTACAATACACTGGATGCCATGGGTGAGATTCCTGACTTCGAGTGGGAGAACTGGTACATGGACCAGCATATCAACGACCGAGGTATCCAGGTAGCCGTTGACCTGATCCAGTCTATATGGAACTACCATGAAGAACTGAGTGAAAGCCTTGCAAAAGAGGCTAAGGAAATTACAAAGTTGGATAACCCGCAGAGTGTCATGCAGTTGAAACAGTGGCTGTTCGATACGCAGGGGATCCCAGTAAACAGTATTACAAAAGAAGTCGTTAAGGACCTTTTAAAAGAGGATATAAGCGACGATGCAAGAAGAGTTCTTGAGATACGTCAGGAACTTGGAAAGACAAGTGTCAAGAAATATGAAGCCTTCATCCGTTCTGCTTGCAGTGATGGAAGAGTCAGAGGATGCTTCCAGTTCTTTGGAGGCCGTACAGGTAGATGGGCCGGTCGATTGATCCAGCCACAGAACTTCCCCAGAAACTCTTTCGATGATATGGAGACGGCTCGTAATCTGGTAGCTCAGAAGGACTGGCCAACACTGGAAGCTCTTTACGGCTCAATGAACGATGTCTTCTCGACACTGATAAGAACAATGATCATACCTCGTCCTGGAACAGTATTTGCTATTGCTGATTACAGTGCCATCGAAGCACGTGTGATTGCGTGGCTTACACGTACAACGTGGAGACAGGATGTCTTCAAAAACGGAGGCGACATCTATTGCGCGTCTGCCAGTCAGATGTTTGGTGTTCCTGTTGAGAAACATGGCGTAAACGGACATTTAAGGCAGAAAGGAAAAATTGCTGAGCTGGCACTTGGATATGGTGGCGGAACGGCAGCACTGGAAGCTTTTGGCGCCAGCAAGATGGGAATCGAGCCGGAACAGCAGCAGGAGATCGTAACAAAATGGAGACAGGCCAGTCCAAATATCCCTAATTTCTGGTATGCCTTAGGGCATGCGTTTGAGAAGGCTATCAACGGAGGCTACACGCAGCTTGACCGCAATATGGCTGTATTCAAGTCACACGGCAATGTGTACATCCAACTTCCTAATAGCAGAAGGATAGCCTACGTTTCGCCTTGCATCGAAGATGGCCAGGTAAAGTTCATGGGCTTGAATCAGACTACACGTCAGTGGTGCTGGATTAACACATGGGGTGGCAAGCTTACGGAAAATGTAGTTCAGGCCATTGCGAGAGACTGTCTATGCGAGACGATGAAGGGCTGTGACCTTATAGGTGTTGACTGTGTCATGCATGTACATGATGAGGTCATATGTGAAGCTAATACCTGCATTGAACAGGAGGCCTTTGAAAAGCTGCTCGAAGTAATGGCCAAACCTATTGAGTGGGCACCGGATCTGATTCTTGTGGGTGATGGATTTACAAGTACCTACTACAAGAAAGATTAATAGTATGAAGAAATATAAAAGAGAAATCATTGTCGGCATCCTTTGGGTACTTGTCTTTAGCTTTCTGATATGGATGCTGAAGCTGGTGTTTGGACTGGATGTCGCAGAAGCACCCAGACTTGGTGCATGACAGGAGAATGACGATGTCAGCTAAATGGATAGATGCAGAGGACAAACTTTTAAGACAGCTTACTTCTATCGGACTGAACGCAAAGCAGATACACAGTACATACAGTACTCTGCTTCAGGGACGCTCGGTAAAAGCTATCGAACAAAGACTCTGTTATTTAAATAAACCCGCAGAACAGAGAAGACAGGACGATATGGCCAGTATGGATGATGTAGATCGTCTGATCGAGGCAATAGACAATGCCAGAGACCGCATCTGCAATCGTCTGGACAGTATCGCTCTGTCACTGGCTCATCTGAACCGGACCATGGAAGAACCTGCACAGGATACTGTTTTATCAAAAGAGACCATGCAGGTCTTCCAGGATATCAAAAGAGTCAGCACAGAGACACTGGAATCTGTGAACACAATTAGAAATGATCAGAAAAATATTCTGAACCGAATGAAAGATAAGAACAAGCAGACAGAAAGGAGATAACGCATGAAGATTGCCACATGTAAGAACCGAAGACAGAGACAGTACTACAACCAGGAAATGTCGTGGCAGGCTCTGATGGATAAACTGAGCGTTACGAAAAGAACAAGTGAGACCGTAGCACAGTATGCATCCATGACAAGAGACCAGCAGTCAGAAATCAAGGATGTAGGAGGCTTTGTTGCAGGGGAACTACGAGAAGGGAAACGAAACAATCAGTCAGTTATCTCCAGAAGCTGTATCACACTGGATGCAGACTTTGCACCCAGTAACTTCATTGATCTGATCAATGAGAAAGCAAACTTTAAAGGATGTATTTATTCAACACATAAGCACACATCAGAACATCCTAAATTCAGATGGATCCTTCCTTTATCCAGAAACGTGAATCCGGATGAATATGAGTTTTTGGCCAGATGGGTCGCCTCAAGAATCGATATGGATATCTTTGACGATACGACCTATCAGCCGGCTCGTATGATGTTCTGGCCATCGACTTCAAGCGATGGGGACTATGTCTTCAAGGAAATCGACGGAATACTTCTAAACGTGGATATCGTGTTGAAAAATGTAGACGATTGGACAGACATGAGCTTCTGGCCACGCTCGTCAAGAGAAACTGAATTACATAAGAAGATTACAGGCAAGCAGGAGGATCCATTAACGAAATCCGGATGGATTGGTGCCTTCTGCCGAGCTTACAACATACATGAGGCTATCGCTAAGTTTATTCCGGAGGACTATGTACCTGTGGATAACGATGCGAACCGCTACACCTATGCCAAGGGGTCTACTGCCGGAGGACTTGTTATCTATGAAGACAAGTATGCCTACAGTAACCACAGTACCGATCCAACCGGACAGATGCTATGCAATGCCTATGATCTTGTAAGACTGCATCTGTGGCCGGATGCCACAGACAGTGAGTCCAATGGTTTCATGGTTGAAATGATGCAAAAGGATGACCTTACAAGAAAGCAACTGGCAAAGGACAAGCAGAATGAAATACAGAATGACTTTGCAGATGAGATGCAGGAACGGGGTAATGAGACAGTAGAATGGGGTAATGATGAAGTAAACTGGCTTGAAAACCTGGATGTCGACAAGCATGGAAACTTCAGAATGACTACCGACAACATCGTTAAGATCCTGACTCTTGATCCAAAACTGAAGGATTCTATCGGTGGCAATGATCTGTTTGCTCAAAAGCCGGTCAAGACGGGAAGTCTTCCATGGTGGAAGTTCAACCCAACTGACAGGACCTGGAACGATACAGATGATGCTTCACTTCGCTACTATCTTGAAAAGACCTATCACATCGTGGCCAAGGGCAAGATCGACGATGCTGTAGCCTACGTACAGGAACAGAACAGTTTTCACCCAGTACGTGACTACCTGGACAGTCTTGAGTGGGACGGAGTGCCTAGACTGGATACTCTGTTTATCGACTATCTTGGAACGCATGACAGTGCCTATACAAGAGCCGTAGCCCGTAAGTCGATTACAGCTGCCGTGAACCGTATCTATGTACCTGGATGTAAGATGGACTATATGCCTGTGCTCGTAGGTCAGCAGGGTATCGGTAAGTCGCATATGCTCAGTATTCTTGGTGGTGACTGGTTCTCAGATTCAATCACAACGATTGCTGGAAAAGAAGGATATGAGGCACTGCATGGATCCTGGATTGTTGAATGGTCTGAATTATCTGCAGCTAGAAAAGCCGATATCGAGTCCATGAAGCAGTTTATAAGCAAAAGGGACGACAGATACCGTAAGGCCTACGCAAGACGAGTTACGGACAATCCAAGACAGTGTGTTTTCTTTGGAACCACGAATGATACAGAGTTCTTACGGGACTACACAGGTAACCGCCGTTTCTGGCCAATTGGAACCGACCCAGAGCGTGCAACGAAAGTTGTATTCACGCAGCTGCCTAAGGAACGCGATCAGATATTTGCCGAAGCAAAGCAGAGATTCAAGGAACATGAACCGTTATTCCTGGATGGAGAACTTCTGAAGCAAGCTCAGCAGGCTCAGGAAGAATACACGTACAGAAGTGTGCGTGAGGATATGGTTCGTGAGTACCTGGACAGAAAGCTTCCGGAAAACTGGCTGGATATGGAAGTAGGCGCCCGCGTTCAGTGGCTTGAGAATCCAAAGAATGAAGGAGTTGAAGAACGTGACTGTGTAAGTCTGTTAGAGATATGGTGCGAGGTCTTCAACGATGTAAAAGTAAGATTCTCAAACTCAGATCAAAGAGAACTGAAGGCTATCATGGATCACATTGGATGGAAGCGTACAGGAGCTATAAGAGTACGTGGTGCATCTTACGGAAGACAGAGAGTCTATTTAAGGCCGAAGAAGTAATAACAATTTGAAAGGAAAACAAATATGGAGAATAAACTAACAGATTTGAACAATATCCTCTTCGAACAGATCGAGCGTCTAAATGATGACGATCTGCATGGTGAGGCATTAAAGCAGCAGATCAAGAGAAGCCAGGCAATTGAAAGTGTTGCAGGTATGATCATTGCCAATGCCAATACAGTGCTAAAAGCAGAGAAGCTGAAAATGGAGTATGCAATGGATGACAGAGATCCTAGTCAGGTGCCTGAAATGTTAAGAATCGAAGACAGAAAGAAGATAGGATAATGCCTAAGTATTTACTCAGTAAAGAGCAGAGTGACTACCTGGTCAGTATCATTAAGGGAAGAAGAGTTAGTGAAGTGACTAAAATGCTAAATGAGCACTTCGGCACTTCCTTTACAGAAAAGCAGATAGATGCCTACAAGCATAATCATAAGTTGAAAAGTGGTATCAACCCAGGACGATGCCTTGGAAGCTGTAGAAAATATTCCAAAGAACAGATTGAGTATCTCAGAGAGATTGCTCCTGGAAGAGAATCTGATGAGATTACAAGAATATTCAATGAGCACTGGGGTACTAACTTTACCCGCCAGCAGATACAGTCCGTCAAGAAGAATCACAAGATAGTTTCAGGAATTGATACTAAGTTTAAAAAGGGTCATGTTCCAGTTAACAAGGGTACTACAGGCATGTTCAATGTTGGCGGTAATATTGGAAGCTTCAGTAGAGGCCATAGACCAGATAACTGGTGCCCTATTGGAACTGAGACTGAGAGCACGGATGGCTACGTGTGTGTAAAGATAGCGGACAAGTACAAAGGAAAGAAAAAGGATAACTGGAAGGCCAAGCACATACTTATTTATGAAAAAGCACATGGGCCTATCCCCGAAGGATATAAATGTGCTTTTCTAGACGGTAATAGAAGAAACTATGACCTAGATAATCTCGTCCTTGTCAGCAAGGCCGAAAGTGCTTATATGGCTCGAAACAGGCTGTATACAGATGATAAGGAACTGACGCGTACCGGTGTAGCGCTTGCTAGGCTTGGTACAACTATCAATAAGAAAGGGAAGAACAAATGAAAGACAAGATGTGGGACTTTCTCGAAAAGGGACAGAACAGTAGTGGAAACCCGGAAGGCCTGGAAAGTCTAGTCGATGAACTGATTCACATGACGACACAGAAGACGGCGGGACAGAGCCGCAGTGACAACAAGAAGGATCTTCCATTTGCCACTGTCGACCTTTTAAGATGGTCTATCGTTTGCGAGGCTACCGCTCTTGTGCTGGATAAGAGGTGGCCTGAAATTAAAAAATTATTTGAAAAGGAGAACAAACAATGAATCCAGAAATTGAATTGCATACAGACTATGAAACTTTTACAGAAGATCATACTGAAATTACGAAACAGTATAAACGTAATCAGTGGCTCTATAGATTTGGTGACATCAAAGTAAGCGTGATCTGTCATATGTATGAAAGAAGTATCATATCCTACGGAGATGGCTTTTCTCCATTTGAGTTAGCACTTATAAAGGGTGATGAACTGTTAGGTGATCCTATTGGATACCTAACAGAAAAGAAAGTAAATCGAATCCTTCACAGGATTGACAGAGCCATAAAGATGAAACAGGCTATCAATGAGGACTTTGTGGAAAACTTAGGAGGCTGCTGACATGACGAAGGCTAACGAATACTGCAAGCAGGCAATTGAAATGAACAAGATAGCGTATGGCGACAAAGTGGATATGATCAATCATCCTAGGCACTACTGCAGGGAAGATGCTATAGAATGCCTTGATGAGATGAGGCTTGTGTTTGGTGATGATATCGTAGCAGCCTTCTGTCTATGCAATGTATGGAAGTACCGCTACAGAGCCGCCAGCAAAGGTCAGGAAGAAGATCTGAAGAAGTCAGACTTCTATATGCGTAAGTATAAGGAACTTACTGAGACTATAGAATTAAAAGAAACCGTAAGGAGGTAAGCATTGTGTGGATTAGAAGTCAGAGAAAAAATGCTTTAGTGGATATTAATTTTATGCGTGTTATTAATGATGGCAATTTCTGCTTGATATGTGGTGCAACAACTGATGGATTTGATTATGAATTGGGTGTTTATTCCACAGAAAAAAAGGCTTTAAAGGTATTGGATGAAATTCAAGGAAGAATTGAATGTCCTTATCCAAGTAAAGTCACACCAGCTTTCGGCACAAATTGCTATCATTTAAGTGAAAAAGGCCAATTTTACGAAATGCCTGCAGATGAGGATGTTAAGGTATGACAGAAAAATTAAGACCTTGTCCGTTCTGTGGTGGAGAAGCAAAATTACAGTTAACAGACGATGAAGGAAATTTTAAAGATGAATCCTATTTAGAAAATCCATACAGTGGAGTTGGATATGTAATTATGCACGATACAAGTAATTCAACAGACTGTTGCCCAATTGCTACTGATTCCGATAGTTCGCAAGGCAGCTACATTTACGCATCAAAGGAAGCAGCAATAAATGCCTGGAACGGAAGAACAGATGATGATTTAACCAATTATATATCTAAAATTATGAATATCTTCTATGGATCATTCATAAATCACTGTAAAGAGCTAATTCTGATTCCAAAAGCAAATCTATATTTCTATTTAGGCGATGTTAATACAGTTGACGAAGTGAAGTACAAATTACTTGAATGGTGCAGCAGAAGTTGTTTTAAATCGATGCCATACAGATACACAAAGAAGAATAGAGAGTATCAAGACGATGTTTTAAGAAAAGTGAATGAATGTCTTGGTATGGAATTTACACGAGAGCAAATGGAATTGATTTACACAAAATTAGGAAACTGTATAAATCATGAATTGACAATGAAATTTGTTAATAGTGGTTATGACATGAAATTATTAGAGGAGAGGTAAAATGGGATTTTTAGATGTACTGACAATTGTTTTTATAATTTTGAAATTAATTAATGCAATCACATGGTCTTGGTGGTTGGTATTACTGCCAGGAATTATTGAGATTGCAATCATTATTTTTGTTGCTTGGCGCAATGTATATAGAAAGTAAGGAGAAATAAAATGAATAAATATCAAGAATTGTTGCAAGTTCTTGAAAAAGAACATCAAATTACGTGCGAAGCAGCAGACATAGAAGAGACTGCTCGTGCCAAGGCATATTTTAGATTGTTGGGGAATCTTACGGATAAAGAAACACCAAAGAAGCCAATAGATGTTGAAATTGGCCCATGTTTCGATTCGATGTTATGTTGTCCAACTTGCAAGCATGGAGTTGTACCTATTCCAACATATCATGGAAATAAATATTATCCACGTTGTCCTTTTTGTGGACAAGCTTTAAGAGATGAGGATACAGAGGATGAAGAATAAAAAGTTGGTTATTGAAAATCTCGATAAGCTAAAGATTACATCAATTAAACATAATGATGTGATCCACTTCAAATATGATAGAAAACACTACACGTTTAATAATGGAGGCACAGAATCTACATTTGTGATGACATTGTATGAAGGTAGATGCAAATGTTGTCTAAAATATATGGCATCAAGAGATGGAAGGTCGAATGAATTACTTCAGTACAAATATCAAAGAACGACACTTAATTTTATCGACAAAGAGAATTTTGTCATGCTTCTGCAAGAATACGGATTTGTTGAATATAAAGCTTGTAAGTTCAAAGTAAGCCAATTTGAATATGATCTTTTGACATTATTAAAAGAATCTTCAGAAAGAGATAAAAGGCTTACATTGTATGCCATGGGCAGATATGGATACTTTAAATACATGACTTCTGATATGGATATTGATGAAATTTTAAATAAATGTGAGGTAATCAAATGATACGACAGGCAGGGCTTATGATGCCTAGAAGAGAAAATAAGGAGCCACTATATAAGATAACTTGGAAGGAATTCTATATATTAAGGGTCTTTGAGGGAGAACTTGGCAATAAGTCGATTAGCAAGTATGCAGCTTTATCAGACATGAAGAAACAAGGATTTTTTAAAAATGTTCCTGCTAATGTAGCTATCAATGAAATATTAAGAAATTGTGAGGTGATTTGATGATCTATCTTATAGTTGGCTTTTTTACGGGAGGCTTTGTGAGTTTAGTAATGTATTCAACAATAGTGTCCAAAAGAATCAGTGACCTGAAATACCAGAATGAAAGACTGATGGTCGAACTAGGGTACATGACTGAAAGACTGCTAATCGAGTCAGAGGAGAAGAAGGAAGCTAAATGAACAGAGAATTTATAGATGCAGGTATCAAGCTGCATGTGACGGTTGAAAGCAAGGAGGCACTTAAGAAGCTGGAAAAACTGGTAGTGTCTTTATGGCATACAACTAGAGAACAGACACGTGAAGACAAGGAACTGAACGTGTGTAGTATTGAGTCAGAAATCTATATAAGAATATAGGAGAGCGAAAATGAAAAAGAAGAAATTTGTTATGACTAAGGAGACAAACTTAGAACATTATCTCGAACAGATTATGAAAATTGAGGACTATGATTCCTTCTGTATCAGAAAGGACGATCAGGCATTATGCGCTTGCGGAGAAGTAGATTGTAATAGATGTACATTTGGAGACGCGGGTAACTGTGCCATTGCCAGAATAGACTGGATGGCAAGTCCTTATACTGGAGATCGCTGTCGTCTGACAAAAGCTGAATGGGATATCCTGGATGCCTATGTTCAGGAAAGTTATCCAGGCACATTCAAACAGTTTAGTAATCTGATGTGCATGAAGGAAAAAGGCTACTTTAAGAATGTGGATCCAGATAAAGAACTGAAGGAAATTCTAAAAAATTGTGTCGTGATTTGAGGCTAAGAATAGAAGTAGATCACTGTTGCTTAAAAAGGGTTTTAGTGCAACAGCGGCAACAGTGCGCAACAGTGACACTAACATGTGAAAAAATGAGAAAAAATCACATGACAACGGTAGCAACAGTGAACGCGAAAATCTGCAACAGTGATTTTCGAGAGCGTTGCGACAAATCTGTTTTAAATAAAAGCTATTTCACAGTAGTGCAACAGTGGCAACAGTAATTTTGTTAACTTAATAAATATATATAAATGTATATAATGCGTGCACACATGTATACGCGCGCGTAACAATATATAGTAAATATGATATATATAGAGAAAAAGTTGGGACTACCGTTTCACTGTTGCTTCTGTGTCCTGACATAGAAAGAGAGGTAAAAACAATGAATCGAGAAACAAACAAGGTCTATATAGGACAGTACGGCATCGAGATGCAAAGTCTTGTAGCTGTTGAAGAACTGTCTGAACTGCAGAAGGCCATCACAAAGCTGATCCGATATCCTGAAAAAAGTACAAAGCCACTTGAATATAAAGGCTTACGTTCCAACCTTGTGGAAGAGATGGCCGATGTACTGATCGTCATGGATCAGATGAAATACTACTACGGTGTAAGTGATGAGGAGATCAATGATATCATCCAGGCTAAGCAGGAGCGCATGATGAAGAATTACAGGGAGGAGCTTCAATGATCACAGAATCAAATGTAGAACTCTATCTTGTGAATAAGATCAACTCTATTGGCGGTCTAGCGATAAAGTTTACAAGTCCAGGGCTTTCCGGTGTACCAGACAGACTCGTACTCTACAGAGGCTTTGCTTTCTTTGTTGAACTTAAAAAGCCACATGGCAAACCTCGAGAACTTCAGAAGAAGATGGCCAAGCGAATAAGAAGCCGAGGTATCAAGGTGTTCTGTATCTCATCCAAGGAACAGGTCAATGAGCTTGCAGCAATGCTTGAATCCGGTATCGAGCCAATGGAGCAGTACTTTGATCGAATTTAAGCCGCATGCCTACCAGAAGAAGGCTATCCAGTTCGGCCTGGATCATGCAAGATGCGGTCTTCTTCTTCCCATGGGTGCAGGAAAGACAGTAACTACACTTACGATACTGAATGAATTAATAGGTATCGAAGTAGCGAGGATACTGATCATAGGTCCTGTGCGTGTCATAAAGAGCACATGGCCTGATGAGATACAAAAGTGGTCTCATACTAAGGACATAAGGTTTTCAGTTGTTGCAGGCACCGCTACACAGCGTAAGAAGGCATTACAGGTGGATGCACAGATCTACCTTATCGGAAAAGAGAATGTGACATGGCTTGTAGAACAGAACCTGTTCGATTTCGACATGGTTGTCATCGATGAACTTTCCACATTCAAGAATCCAAGCTCCAAAAGATTCAAGGCACTTCGTAAGAGGATGCCACTGACTGAGCGCTTCATAGGTCTAACGGGTACTCCTGCCCCCAAGGGAGTGCCTGACCTGTGGGCTCAGATCTATCTGATGGATCAGGGTGAAAGACTTGGCAGAACATTGTCTGAGTTCAGAGCCAGGTATCTTAAGCCTGGAAGGCAGAATGGCCATGTCGTGTACGACTGGAAAGTGCGTGATGGCTGCGAAGAACTGATCTACGAAAGAATCAGTGATATCTGCATGAGCCTTGATCAGAAAGACTGTGCTGAGCTTCCCCCTGTTCAGTACATCAAGGTCAAGGCCAGCATGACAGAAAAAGCCATGAAAGCATATACAACATTTAAACGTGAAAAAGTGCTAGAATTTGAGAGCAATGAAGAACTGATGGCTGTGAATGCAGGAGTCCTTTGTGGCCAACTGTTGCAGATGACCTCAGGAGAGATCTATATCAAGGATGAATTTGGTGACAATGTAGGCACGAAAGTGATACATGATGCAAAGCTGAATTCTTTAGATGATCTGATTGAATCAGCTAACGGAAATCCGGTTATGGTGTTCTATTACTACCGTCATGAGCTTTCACGAATAAAGGCCCATTTAAAGGCTCAGGGCCTCAACGTAAGAGCCTTGAGCGATGAGAAAGATGTCCGAGACTGGAATAATGGTGAAATCGATGTCCTTCTGATCCACCCAGCCAGTGCCGGTCATGGCCTTAACCTTCAACAAGGTGGTCACATAGCCGTATGGTACACATTACCAAACTGGAACCTTGAACTGTATCAGCAGGCAAATGCCCGAATCTACAGGCAGGGACAGAAAGAGAATGTGTCAATCTATCAGATCATAGTTCCTGGAACCATTGATGAGGATATGCTGAAGGCACTGGATGAAAAGGACGTAACACAAAAGAGGCTCATTGAAGCCTTGAGGAGGTAGCATGAAAGCAAAGCTAATTAAACTGACTTCTGGATATGAGCATGGACTTGTTGCAGGAACCGGAAGACTGAAAAGGGATTACATCGGACTGACCGGTGAGATCCTACGGAAAAGATGCTACAAAAGTGACTTGGTCTTGCGTTTTGTTTTGATGGACATCCAGTTTCCAGACGGAGCCCTGTTCTGCGTTGAACCGGAACAGGTCCGTATCCAGGAGGAGTAACATGAAAGAAAGTAAAGCTATAATACTTGCAATTGTCTGCAGTCTGACACTTGCCTTTCTGATATTCCTTTTCTACATCCTGATCACAAATATATCAGGATTACTCATTAAACTGTTTGCGTTCAGTCTGACTGGACAAATGTATTAAGTATCGATGGACGAACTTCGATAGAAGCGATGCTTACTAGAATCATGGAGGTAAGCGATGACAAGAGAAGATGCAGTCTATATTCTGCAGGAATTAAAATCAATTCGATATTATCGAAACAAACTGAAAGAGATCCGAATCCTTCTACAGGACCTAACGGATCAGATCAATGATATTCAGACGCCCCACTGCCCTTTAGGTGGTGAAGGGGTCAAAATCGAAAACCACAAGGAAAAAAGTACGATTGTGAATGGACTACTGTCTGATGAACAGGCTCTAATGGATGAACAGGCATTCTACATCAAGTGCCTTGCTAGAGCCGAAGGCTACTATAAAAGATTGCAGCTAGTCTGTAATGATAACGAAAGAGCCTTCAGTGAGGACTTCGTAAATGGCGAGCCTTACAGACATCTTGAGTACAAGTATGGCTACTCGAATGTCTATGACAAGATGATTCGGCTCATTTCAAGAATTTTAAAGTAAAGACTTAGGAAACTAAGCGTGTCAACAGAGTATAATGGTATCGTACAAAAGTCGAGAGAGATAAATCTCGGCTTTTTTGTTTTGCTTGCCTGGGATAGGCAATCAAGGGCTTTTTCGTTTTCCTTTCACCTTGAGAGCCTATTTTGATTGTCTATCCGAAGCAAGCTGGAAAGTGAGGTAACGTATGCCAAAAGCAAAACATCCACGTGGATCCGTGCGACTGACTGAGAAGCAGAAGATCTTCGTCCATGAATACCTGAAAGATATGAACAGTGTAGAAGCCGTCATGAAGGCATATCCAAGCTACAAGGGTCGTCGTGATGCCGCTAGCAAGTATGGCTATGAACTGCGTAACATGCCAAAGGTCAAGGAATACATTGATCAGGTCATGGAACAGATCAAGGCCGATGACATTGCGGATGTGACTGAGGTCATGCGATACCTTACTAAGGTCATGCGTGGCCATGCAGAGTCTGAAGAAGTCCTTGTAGTTGGTGACGGTGAGGGTGTGTCACATATCGAGCACACTTTAAAGAATCCATCTGAAAAGGACCGGTTAAGAGCTGCAGAGCTTATTGGCAAACGATACAGTATGTTTACAGATAAAGTGCAGGCTGATGTAGTCCTTCCAGTCTTTGAAGGAGAGGATGACCTTGAAGAGTAGATTCAAGGAGAAACGAATCAACATAGCCAAAGTCGTAGGACAAGGATACAAGAAATTCTGGAACTTCAAAGGACGTTATAACGTGATCAAGGGTTCCCGTGCTTCAAAGAAATCAAAAACAACAGCGTTACGCTGGATCTATTTGATGATGAAGTACGATAAATCGAATTTGCTTGTAATCCGTAAAACATACAGGACCCTGAAGGACTCATGCTGGACGGACTTGAAGTGGGCTACACGACGACTTGAAGTTGAGAATCTGTGGTCCTTTAAAGAGTCACCTTTAGAAGCTACTTACCTTCCAACAGGACAGAAGATCCTTTTCAGAGGACTGGATGATCCGTTGAAGGTTACCTCTATCACAGTAGACTATGGCTACCTGTGCTGGGCTTGGCTGGAAGAAGCCTTTGAAGTCAATTCAGAGGCAGACTTTGATACCCTGGATGAATCCATTCGTGGTGAGCTTCCACCAAACTTATGGAAACAATGGGTAATCAGCTTCAACCCCTGGAACGAGAGACACTGGTTAAAAAAGAAGTTTTTCGATGTCTCGAATCCGGATATCCTGGCACAGACCACGAACTACACTTGTAACGAATGGCTTGATGAAGCGGATAAACGCTTATTCGAAAATATGAAGATCAACAATCCACGACGATACAATGTCGCAGGATTAGGAAACTGGGGAATCACTGAAGGACTTGTTTATGACAATGTTCACATTGATTACCGGTTTGAACTGACCGACATGGTCAACTATAAAACAGTATGCGGTATGGACTTTGGTTACACGAATGATCCTACTGCATTTTTTATTGGATTCCTGGATGAGAAAAACAAGGCTTTGTACATCTGGGATGAATTGTATGAAAAGGGACTGACCAATCGGATGATATATGACCGTCTCGTGTCAATGGGATATGGGAAAGAATCTATTGTCTGTGATTCGGCAGAACCTAAGTCAATTGCAGAATTGAGAGGCTATGGCTTGAGAGCAAAAGCTGCTGTTAAGGGTAAGGACTCAATATCACATGGTATTCAGTATATCCAGGGCTTAACGATTTATATACATCCTAGATGTGTGAATTTTACAACTGAGATTCAGAACTACACCTTTGACAAGGACAAGTTCGGAAATTCAATCAACCAGCCAATCGACGACTTTAACCACTTGATGGATGCTATGCGTTATGCGCTTGAGAAATACGCAATGGGCAGAGTTACTATCAAGACTTTTAAATAGAAAGCGAGGTACCTATGAGTCAAGTTAAAAATAAGCCTTTTGTATTACCCGATCCACTGGTAATCGACGAGGCTATGGTGGCCAATGGTGTGTCTATGAACATTGTAAAGGCCTATATTGAAAAGCATGCAAAGCGAATTAGACGCTATTCTTATTTAGAGAATCTGTATAAAGGCTTTCACAATATCTATCAGCAACCTGAAAAGGAATCCTGGAAACCTGACAATCGTCTAGTGGCTAACTTTCCTCGATACATTACAGATACCTTTATGGGATATGCCTATGGTAACCCGATTAAGAAATCACATGAGGATGAAACTATTAATGAGGCCTTGAAAAACTTTGATCGTGATAATGAAATCACAGACCATGACTTCGAGCTTTTCAAAAATGTGTGTATTTATGGTCATGCCTTTGAATACCTTTATCAGGATGAAGAACGACGAACGAAGATGACCGTTGTAAAGCCTGATGAAATGTTCGTGGTTTACGATGATACGGTTAAGCACAGAGCCTTGTTTGCGGTACGATACGGATATCATGATACCGATGGTGACCTATCGACTAAAGACAGATGGGGAAACCTGTATGGTGAAATCTTGACTAGAAACAGTATCGAGCGATTTGAAAAGGGCATGAAGGTACCTGGTGAAGCCTATGAGAATCCATACGGATACATTCCAGTTGTCGAATACAAGATGAATGAGGAACGTATCGGTCTGTATGAGCCAATCACAGGATTAACTGAAGAATACAACCATACAATCAGTGAGAAAGCCAACGATGTGGATGCCTTTGCAGAAGCCTATTTGGCTATTCTAGGTGCCGAAGTTGATGAAGACGGGGTACAGAGAATTCGCGATGATCGAGTGATTAATATTTACGGTACAGATGATGCAAAGGATATCCTGGTACAGTTTTTAACCAAGCCGACGGCAGATGCAACCCAAGAGAACTTATTACAGCGTCTTGAACGTTTGATCTATCAGATCTCGATGGTAGCGAATATCTCGGATGAAAACTATGGCCAGTCTACCTCAGGCGTAGCCTTAGCTTACAAAACACAGGCTATGAGTAACCTGGCACTTGGTTTTGATCGTAAGATTGAGAAATCAATGCGAAAGAGATATAAAATCTTCTGTTCATTGAATACAAACGTTTCAGATAAAGATGCCTGGATGGACATGGATATCAAGATGTCTAGAAACCTTCCTAAGAACCGTCAGGAAGAAACACAGACCGCACGAGATGCAGAAGGTATCGTATCAAAAGAAACACAGTTGTCTTTATTATCCTATGTTCCGGATCCTAAGGAAGAACTGGATCGAATTGAAAAAGAAAATGAAGAACAGAAGCAAAACCGTGCTGATTCCTTTGATCCAAACGATTTGCTAATTGATGAGGACGAAGAGGATGAGCAAAAGCAGTAATTACTGGAGAAAGCGAGAGCGTGAATGGAAGAAAGCGGATTTAAAAGACGAAGCCGAGTACATTCAGGAGATCCAGGACATTTACAGTACGATGCTTACCCAGATCAACAAAGAGATTGAGTCCTTCTTCGTTCGATATTCAAACAAAGAGGGTATGTCGATGGCCGAAGCTAAGCGCAAGGCCTCTGATATCGACATAAAGGAATACGAGAAAAAAGCCAAGAAGTACGTAAAAGAAAAAGACTTCTCAAAAGAAGCCAATGAACAGATGAGACTTTACAATCTGGCCATGAAGGTCAACCGACTTGAACTCTTAAAAGCAAACATAGGATTAGAGCTTACCGCTGGCAGTGATGAACTTGTTTCCTTCACAAAGGAAAAATTAGAAGGCGCTGCACTTGAACAGATTCAACGAAATGCAGGAATCCTAGGAGATACGATTGTTGATAATGCTAAAACAGCAAAGACAATTGCAAATTCAAGTTTTAAAAATGCTACATTTTCAGAACGAATCTGGTCGCAGCAGGATCTTTTGAAAAATGACCTTTACGGAATACTTTCAACAGCTTTGATTCAAGGCAGAAACCCTAGAGAATTTATTCCTAAGGTACGAAAGAGCTTTGATGTAACAAGATACCAGGCTGAGCGTTTACTGCGTACAGAGCTAACCAGAGTACGCATACAGGCCCAGGCTGAGTCTTATGAAGCAAACGGAATCGATGAATATGAATATGTTGCATGTGGCTTAAAAGATGTATGTCCTATTTGCAAGGTACTGGATAAGCAGATTTTCAAGCTAAAAGACATGGAGCCAGGAGAAAATGCACCTCCAATGCATCCAAATTGTCACTGCAGTACAGCACCACATTCAGGCCGTAAGGAGTATGAAAAGTGGCTAGATGGTCTAGCAGACGGAGAACACAATTTAAGGTTTGACGAGTGGAAAGAAAAACGGGCTTTGCATGAAAATAAAAAAGGACCAATCACAGTAATAACCGAATCGGCTATAAATAGGGTCCCACTTATGAAGCTTACTAGACTTACTGAAAAAGAGGCTAAAAAATTACAAGCGATTCACAAGCGACTATTGGAAGAATCTAGAGTTCACAACCAATCAAATGAAGTAGGGTATAAAATGACTCCTGACTTTAAGCCAAAAGAAACAAAATATGGTTCTGATGATAAATTGATCTTTTCAAGTGTAAGTATTTCACCTAAGACTTATGTAGCGCACAATCATCCAAGAAATAATAGTTATTCTATAAATGACTTGCTTTTTTTCTATGAGAATGAGGACGTTCAGCTATTAACTATTGTAAAAAATAATGGTAATATAGAATTACTAGATAAGGCAAACTTTGATAAAGGTAAATTTAAAACCCTAGTACGACGAAATATAAAAAAATATACTTCTAATAAAGGTGAAATTGACTATGATAAAGTAATTAGTCAAACTCTAAAAGAAGCATCTAAGAAAGGACTGATAGAATGGATGAAAAGCTAAATACTAACATGTTAGATGGGTCTGAAGAAGAACAAGAAAGACAATTGAAATTGTGGCTGGGATTATCACCGGATCAGTCATTTGCGGATTTGCCTGATATTCCAGAAGATCTTGAAGAGAATGAAAACTAGGTAAAGAAAGATATGGTAATAAAAATGGCTAGTAACGATATGCAGGTATTGATGTACAAGATTTTAAAGTACTTATATGAATGTATGAAACTTGGTAAAGAAGCAAGGCTAGAAGACTTTTCTTATAGCTCGGAACTGTTTGATGTTCCTAAAAGCTATTGGTTGGAAGTTATTTCCACATTAGTAACCCACGGCTACATCAAAGGGTTTAAAATATATGAAAACAAGTATAAAGACGTTAAATTCTATGTCGAAACAAATCCACCTTTCAAGATTACCTATGAAGGTGTTATCTTTTTGGAAGAAAACAGTGGTATGAAAAAAGCGTCTGAATTTGTAAAAGATTCTTTTAACGTTGTGTTATCCTCTTTGCTGGGCGTTATTCTATAGAAAAGGAGATATGTCATGGCAAGAGATGATTATTTTGTAATTGTATATCAGGTGCTTAAGTACTTATATGATTGTTTGAAAAAAGGTGAAAAGCCAGAACGTTCCTTTTTGACGGCATCTCAATATTCACTACCAGAGCCATATTGGGAGTACATTATTGCAGCTCTTTTAAGAGATGGCTATATTGCTGGAATTGATCCAGAAAATACAAAAGATGGTATTTGCTGGGGAGACTTAACCAAGACTTTAATTACTCCGAAAGGTATTGAATACCTATTTGAAAATTCTATGCTCCAAAAAGTAAAGAAAACCCTGAAGGATGTAAAAGACATTATTCCAGGATTTTAAAAAATTGGGTCACTCAAACGAGTGGCCTTTTCTAATACCAAAATGAAACAGGTGATACCATGTGATCAATATAAAAATTAAACAGACAGAACGTGATTGCCTGATTGAAATGCATGGCCATGCAGGTTACGCTCCAAGAGGAAGAGATATCGTCTGCAGTGCTATCTCAGTCCTTTTCCTGACATTGGCCAATTCAATCGACGAAACATCCGATGCTATTTGCAGATATTACGATGAGCCTGATGAAGATAGCAAGACGTTGTATATCTCGGAATTAGACCTTGCTGGAGAACTAGCGCTAAGTTTCTTCAGAATAGGCTGCAAAGGCACAGAAAAAGCGTATCCGGAATACGTGGAACTGAAAGATGTGTAATCACAGATATGAGGAGCGTATTGAAAAAAAGATATTATGATCGGAAATTAGAGTGCATCGTTGAAGTACGTAGTCAACGGTGCATTTTTTGTGGCCGATCAAGGCAGTACAAGGTGTATATCGCATCTCGTAGACTGCCAAAGTTTTAAAGGTCCAAACTTTGAAGACCTAAAAAGCTCATGGCGAGGGACATAACCTCATTAAAAAGAAGGAGATCAAGAAAATGAAAACATTAAATTTTGCTTTAAAATATCCATTCAGCTTGCAATTGTTTGCAGAACCGGAAGCGGACCCAGCAGCTGAGGATACACAAGAAACTGATCCAGAAGAAACTGGATCAAAAGAAGAACAGGGAAAAACTGCTAAAACATATACCCAGGAAGAATTGGATAACATCATTCGTAAAAGAGTTAAACGTGCAGAGGACAAGGCTCGTAAGGAAGCAGAAGAAGCTGCAGCCACACAGATTGAGAACGCTAGAACCGAAGCAGAAAAGCTAGCTCGAATGAATGAAGAGCAGAAAAGACAGTACGAAGAAGAGAAGAAAGCCAAAGAAATGGATGACTTGCGTGCCGAAAATGAGCGTTTGAAAAAAGCTCAGGAACACGCTGATCTATCTAGACAAGCGGCCGATATGTTGCAGTCTGATCACAGTATCACCGCTACACAGGACATTCTAGACTTCGTAGTTGGTGATGATGCAGATACTACAAAGGGCCGTATCGATAAATTTGTAGCAATCATCAAAGCCGACAGAAAAGCCGTTGAAGCAGAGAGAGCTACTGGAAAAACACCAAAGTCTTTTAACAACGGAAAAAATGAACTATCAGAGTTCGAAAAACGATTGAAAAAATACAAGAAATAAGGAGATTAAGAACTATGAACAAAGCATTATTTGCAAAAGCAAGCCCATTTAATTTACAAATGTTCGCAGATGGATCAACAGCAGCACGTCGTTATGAATTAGAGTTTAAAGAATTGATTCAAGCCGTATTCGGTGTACAAGCATACTTCAGAGACATGTTCGTTGGTGATTTGGAAGCCTTAGATGGAGTCAAAGAGTCAGAAACTGCATTTACAGTAAAAACTTCAGATATTCCAGTCGTAGTCAATAAATATAACAAAGATAAAGATGTAGCCTTTGGAAAAGGTACAGGTAACTCTTCACGATTTGGAGAACGTACAGAAATCACGTATGTAGATGAAGATGTACCATATACTCACGAATGGGCATTCCACGAAGGAATCGATTACCACAAAGTAAATAACGATGTTGAAAGTGCTGTATATGACCGATTAGAATTGCAGGCCATTGCAAAAATCGAGTTGTTTAACGCTTGGCATGGTGACTACATTACTGAGAATGCAGGAAAACAAGTTAAAATTACTGCATTGAATGAAGCTTCAGTAATCAAGGCTTTCAATGATTTGAATAAATACTTTACTGATATCGGAGCTCGTGGAATTCGTAAAGCTAAAGTATGTCCAGATGTATACGCAATCATCCAAGACTGCACTTTAACTACTTCAAGCAAGAAATCATCAGTAAATATCGATAATGGCGATGTATTACGTTTTAAAGGATTCGATATCGAAGAAGTTCCTACTCAACTTTTCGCAGAAAATGAATATATCAAAGCTTACATCGCAGGTATCGGTAAATGTTTCACAGGTATCAATACGGCTCGTACTATCGAATCAGAAGATTTCGATGGTTTAGCATTACAAGGTGCAGGTAAAGCCGGTGAATACGTTCCAGAAGTAAACAAGAAGGCTATCGCAGTCGTTAACTCAGATGCAACTTTAGGAAGCTTAACAGTTAGCTCTGCAGAAGGTACTGCCGCTGGTATGACTAAGATTACTGTTTCAGGAAAATTAGCACAGGGTCACTCATATAAATACAAATTAGATTCTAAAGAAACAACAGTTGAATTAGGTCAAAATGTACGTGGATGGTCTGCATGGGATGGTAAGTCTGAAATCAAAGCAACTGCTGCTCAGACAATCACTGTAGTCGATGTAGATGCTGCATACTGTGCAACTGCTAAAGGTTCTACTGCAGTAACTGTTAAAGCAGAATAAGGAGTAGAACATGTCAGTAATCGACAACGTAAAGATCCTTTTAGGTCGTGAAGGACAGGAAGATAAGCAGTTAGATGCTATTGTTGAACTGACACAGAGTCGTCTTAAAACTCTCTTAGGCTCTAAGACGGTTCCTGAAGAACTTGAGTATATCGTAACTGAAGTATCTGTATCTCGATTCAATCGTATTGGCTCAGAAGGACTTTCTGGTCATGCGGTTGAAGGCGAGACAATGAACTTCAAGGATAATGATTTCAAGGCTTTTGAGGACGATATTGAAGCCTGGAGAAGTACCAACAAAGAACAAAAGATAGGAAAGGTCAGATTCATATGAGATATGACACTCCTATCTTTTTCCAGCATATTGTTCGAGGTGACTACAATGCCGAGACTGGTAACTATGATAATGAAGCCGTCCCAGAAGATAAGGTATATGCTTCTGTAATGGACACAAAGTCAGATATGATCATGCAAATCTACGGAAAGCTAAGACAGAGATCTCTGACAGTTCACATTCAGAATTCGTATAACTACTCTTTTGACTTCATTCGCATTGGATCCAAAAGATACAAAGTTGATTACAGAAGAAAATTAAGAGTAAAAGAAACTTTTATTCTTTCTGAGGTTCAGTAATGGGCGTAGTGAAGATAAAAGGTCTAGATCGGCTTCAGAAATCACTTAAAGAGAATGCGACTCTTTCAGATGTCAAGACTGTAGTAAAACAGAATGGTATCGAGATGCAGGCTAAAATGGTACGTAATGCCGTGTTTGACAGAGGCTACTCTACAGGTGCTACTAAGCAAAGTATCAGAGGCCAGTCAATCAATGGAGGCCTTGCATACAAAGCAGGTCCTGGAACATATTACAGCCCTTATGTTGAGTATGGTACACGTTTTATGAGTGCTCAGCCTTTTGTCAGACCTGCCTATAACGACCAGAAAGTTATTTTCGAGAGAGATCTCAAGAAACTAGTAAAGTAGGTGAATATAAATGGATGCACAACAGGAACTGTTTAGCACTTTACTGGTACAGTTAAAAGAAGAATTTAAAGAAAAAGGAGTAGGTGTTTACGATGGATTTATGCCACCAGAAGGGACATCCTACCCTTTTGTTTATCTAGCAGACAGTCAGTTTGTTGATTCCTACGACAATAAAACCATGATTCGAGGTAGAGTATACCAAACTATTCATTTATGGCATAACAATTGTCGAGAACGTGGTACAGTATCCGATCTTTTAAAGCAGATCAAGGAACTATCACGCAGAATTCAAAAAACGAAGAACTACTGCTGGAGAATCAGGCATATAGAACAACGTATATTGTCTGACAATACAACCAGTGAGCCATTAATGCATGGCCTTCTGGAACTTGAATATGAAATAACAGGAGGAACAAGAAATGCTTAAATTTGATTTACAGCTTTTTGCAGATGCCGTATTAGAAACAGTACAAGGCAGCGATATTGTATATATGTATCGATTATTAGAAAAAGCATCTAGTCAAGCTGCAAAGGGATTAGCCTTTACAACAGAAAACGAAGAATCAATGTCCGCAGATTCAGATACTACAGAAACCAAAGATGGTGTTGTAGCTAAAACAGGAAGCGTGTCTATTGAAATTACTGCGTCTTCAATTCTATCAAAGGGGGACACTTTGATTGATGATTTAACGAGTGCCTTGAAAAATCGTAAAAAAGTAGAACTTTGGAAGATCAACATGAAAGAGCCAGAGACTTCAGGTGCTGGAAATAAGTATAAAGCAACTTATTATCATGCCTATTTGACTGAAAAGACTGAAACATCTGCATCTGATGATTTAGCACAATTGGAATTGACATTCCAGGTAGAAGGAAAAGGTGCAGATGGATATGCAACAGTTACTGCCGAACAGAAAGCTTTAATTGAGTATGCATTCCAGGATACAACTCAAGCAGCTGCAAAATAGTTAACACAAATACAGAGGACGTACTGATACAGCACGTCCTTTTTACTTATTAAAGAAAAGGAGACTTAAAAATGAAACCATTACAACTTGAAATTAACGGAACCTTATATGACTTTACCGCGGACTTTGCTTTTTTACGTGAAATCAACAAGGGAGTAAAAGTCAGTGTTGATGAGAACGTGAAAAAAGATGTCGGATTATCGTATCAGGTATCCTTTATGCTTGCCGGCGATATGGAAGCTCTTGTAACTGTATTAATGGCTATGAATGCCGGACAAAAGCCAAAAGTAAAGAAAGAGGATCTAGAAAAATATATCGTTGATGTAGAAGATATCGAGAGTCTAGTAGATAGCGTGCTTGATTTTTTATCTACTGCGAATGTATCTCATACAATCGTAAGCAAAATGCTATTGGAGACAGGGTACATTCCGATGAAGAACAGAGCACCTCAGGAAGCATAGAAAAGGTTGATTTCAATGAACAGTATGAACAGATAGCGATTAACTGCTTTCGTTACTTTAACTTTAAAGACTTAAGTGAAGTTGATGCACTTACACCTAAGGAATATCGATTGAAGATTAAAGCACTCGAATATGCAGAAGTAGATCAGCTTTATCATTTACACCTTCAAGCCTATTTAAATATGACTGCTCAGGCCAAGAAAAAGTCAGGCAATAAGATTAAAGAAGTATTTGATACCTTTCAGAAATTTTTTGATTATGATGCGGCTCTTGAAAGGTTATGTAGTGAAAAGAATACAAAGAAAAAGTCCATACTGGAACGCGTAAGCGAATTTATGAAAAATAAAGAAGAAAAGGAGAACTAGACGAACATAAGGAGGTACACATATGGCAGAAAGCTATAGCGTTGAAGCCATACTATCGGCTACCGATAAAAACATGTCGTCCACGTTCAAAAAGGCCCTGGGAGTATGTAATTCCTTTGGATCTCAAGTCAAGTCTATTGTAGCCGGTGTAGGTGTAACGAAAGCCTTAGGCGTCGCTATGAACACAGTGACCACATCACTAGATGGAGCTATTACAAGATTTGATACCTTGCACAGTTATCCAAAGGTTATGAACTCTTTAGGCTTTTCAACAGATGCCGCCAAAGCTTCTGTGTCAAAATTAAATGCCTCTGTGCAGGGATTGCCTACCTCTTTAGCGGATATCGTTAAGAGTGCACAGTCTTTAACATCTGTCACAGGAAACATGGGCAAGGCTACGGATACGGCTATCGCATTGAACCATGCCTTGCTGGCCTCAAGTGCTTCTACTGCCGATGTTAGTCGTGCTCAACAACAGTATTCTCAGATGCTAGCCACTGGAAAGCCGGATATGCAGTCCTGGAGAACTCTTCAGGAGACTATGGCACCTGCTTTGACTAAAACAGCTAAAAAGCTAGGTATTGTTTCAGGTAATACAACTGAGCTTTACAATGCCATGAAGAACGGTCAGATTACATTTGATCAGTTCAATGCAGCTTTGATTGAATGTGATACAGAGGCCGGAGGTTTTGCCGAGACTGCCTTAAGTGCATCTAAAACAATTCGTACAGGATTTACAAACATTAAATCTGCTGTAGAAAACGTTGAAATGCGAATTATAAGCGCCTTTAACAATATTCTAGACAGTCAAGGATTTGGAAGCTTTGTAGATATCCTGGATAAGGTTAAATCATCTATATACAGTCTTTCAGGAGCCTTTATGGAAACTAAGGACGGTATCGACTATGCATTTAAACCGGCTATCCTACAGGACTTTATGAGTGCAATCAACACTATGAAGACAAAAGTAAGAAGTGCAATGAATGCATTTAAGGATACCGGCGCTATTCAAGAAGCTCAGAAGGCCTTGAATAAATTTGGGCAGGCTTTTAATAAAATAGGGGATGCCTTGGCAAACTCTATGCTTTTAGAAACTATTGCGAATATCTTTGGTCAGATTGTAGGTACTGCCTCTTATTTTGCCGGAGAAATCGCAAGTCAGTTTTCAAGTCTGATTGATATCAATGGAATTACTAATACTTGTAATCAGGTAAAACAGGTTTTCTCTGATATGGCAGGAGCCTTGAAAGGTGCCTGGGAGAAATTCAGAGATACTGGAGCTATACAGGCTTGTGCATCTGCCTTAAGTGCTGTTAAGGATGCTGTTCTACATGTGATAGATGCATGTGCTCAAAGCGGGGTAATTGAGGATCTTGCTGGAGCCTTTGGTAAAGTTGTAAAGAAAGTAGCAGAAGCGATTGAAAAAATAGCCGAATTTGTTAGCTCTTTAGATCCAGGAACTATTCAGACTGCCTTTAAGGCCGTTACGGGATTGTTCGTAGCTTTTAAAG